CCGGTGCCGGCATCTTCATCGTGCAAGGCATCTCAGCGGAAGCATCGAAACAGGCAAAGCTCATGCAGACCGCGGGGAACGACCTGTTCGAGTCCCTGCGTAAGGGGATGCTGGACACGTCCGACCGTGAGGGCATCCTGATGAAGGCCCTTGGGGTGGACAACATGGGCGACGCCATGACCGAGCTCACGAAACAGGCCGACAAGCTCGGGGTGAAGTCCTCCGACCTGTACCAGTACCTGATGAGTGCGGGGCGTGTCGCGTCTCCCCAGCTCGCGGAATCGCTCAAGCATGCGGGCGACTACCTGGACACGTCGGTGAACGCCGCCGGTCTGCTCGCGAGCGGGCCACTCAACGACGCCTACGCCGCGTCGAAGAAGATCAAGGATGAGCTGCGGTTCACGAACGGTGCCATCGACGCGGCGAACGTGAAGTACGCGCCCCTCCTTGAGCTCCAGCAGGCCGGGGCGACGGCGACGGCGAAGCAGGCGCAGCAGGCGCAGGCGTACCTCGACACCCTGGCGGCACAGGACCGGCAGCTGCGTGCGACCGCCCGGTACTTGCAGTCCGAGCAGGCCGCCGGGCTCGTGAAGGCGTACACGGCCGCTTACGCCCGCAACCCGGGGAAGTACACGACGGGAAAGACGACACCATGACCGCGTTGGCACTGACCGTGACCGTGGACGCGTACGCCGCCACCCTGACCGTGACCGGTGGGACCGCCCCCTACATGGTGACCGCGTCTCCCGCGGGCCGTGACGAGTACCCGGTGCGGGGTACGTGGGCCGATGGGGTCACAGTCGACGGTGACGTCCCACTCGCGGTCCCGACGATGTGGACCGTTCGCGACTCGGTGGGAGACATCGTCGCGTCCGACACGTTCACCGTGGCCGCCAACGGTCCTGTCCTGTCCGACGCCACAGACCCGACCGCGTTCGTTGCCGTCACGGTCGTGTCCCAGCCCCCGAACACGTGGGAGGCCGCGACCCGCACGTGGGACGTCCTGGGGACCTCCGACGCGTTCGTGTCCCAAGCGCCCATGAAGCGCCGCACCGGTGACCTCGTCCTCTACGTGCCCCCACTCGAACGGGCGGACCTCCTGGACCTGCTCTCGACCGGTGCGCCCCTCCTGCTGCGGTCCCCTGACCATGACGTCGTCGACGACGTGTTCCTCGCCGTGTCCACCGTCCGCGACGCCCTCGCGAACAGCGACGCCCAACGGGGGGGCCGCCTGATCACCCTCACCTACACGGCCGTGTCCCGGGACCTGGGGAAGTACACGTCGGGACCGGTCCGCACCTGGGCTGACCTCCCGTCCGACGCGGCCACGTGGGCCGACGTGCCCACCACGTTCGCGACGTGGCGCGACGTCCGCTCCGGGGTGCAGCTGTGAAAGCACACGACACTGCCCTCGACACCGCGCTCGGGGTCGAGGTGTGGGAACCGTGGGTGGGAGTCGAGGTCACCGAACCCGGCCTGGACCCCTACTGGCTGACCGTGGTCGAGGGTGTCTACACCGAGTCCGGGGACGAGTGGCCCCGTGCCACCCTCGAGGTGACGTGCCCCACCTCCCTGCGACCGGCCGCGACACGGGCACCCGACCCGTGGGGTTCGGTGATCCGCCTGTACTCCGGGGCACGTGTCCGGGGTGTCCTGCACTCCTTCCAGGTCGCGACCCTCCACGTGGACCAAGCAACGATCACCCGCCCTGAGGACGAGCTCGTGATCCACGCCGTGTCCCGTGAAGCGTGCGTGAACGAGGACAGGATCACCACCCGGGCAGCGACCGGTGCGGGGACCGTGGGCGCCCTGGTCGCGTCCCTGGTCCACAACACGTTCCCGGGCCTGACCGTCACGAACACGCTCACCACGAACCCGTATCTACCCGCTGGGGCGTACCCGTTGGACGGGGACGTGTGGCCCACCATCGTCGAGCTAATGTTGGAGGCCGGGGGAGAGGCCGTGTTCGCCCCGGACGGCACCCTGATCCTGCGTGACCTCCCCGTGAAGGGCACCCCTGTCGCGTCCCTACGCGTCGGGTCCGGTGGCACCCTGACCGGGTACAACTCGGTGAAACGGTGGGCGTACAACAAGGTTGCGATCGTGTACGACGACGGCACCTCACGGATGGTCGGACTGTGGGAGGACACGACGTCCACGTCCTCGACCCGGGTCGCCGGTCCCTACGGGCGTCACACCTACGTGGAGACAGTGAACGTCGACACCGGGCACCTCCCCACCCTGGCCCGGGCGAACGCGGCCGCCCGCGCCCTGGGCCGCAAGGCAGCGTCCCCGTACCGGCGGGTTGAGGTCGAGGGTGTCCCCGTCCCGTGGATCGAACCCGGCGACACGGTCGGGATCACCTACCTCGGGGACCTCACGGAGTCCGTGCTCGTGGCCCGCAACACGTGGCCCCTCTCACAGCTCAACGTCGGCACGATCACGACCGCTGACGACGCCTACACACAAGGAGTCTGACCATGCCGAACACTGCTAAGGGCGCCCCGTACCCCGCGGACACGGCCATCCCGGACGGCCCCGCCGCCGTGCAGGCCCTCGCCGAGCACCTGGACACGAGGGTCCCCTACGCCCGGTGCTCCGGGGTCAAGCCGGTGGTCGTGTCCTCCGGGACGGTCGGCACCGCGACGGTCGACTTCCCCGCGGGCATGTTCACCTCCACCGGGTCACCGATCGTTGCGCACCTCACGATCAGGTCCGGGTCCGGTGCGCTCCTTGACGCCACGACCCGCGTGTACACCGCACCCACCACCGCGGGCATGGGTATCAGCCTGAGCAACGTGACCGCGTACGGCACGTACGACGTGTACTGGACCGCGGAGCAGGACACGCCGTAATGGCGGTCCTCGTCCCAGCCGGGGTCACACTCCGCGCACAGGTGGACGCCCGGTGGCCGGCCCGGGACCGGGGTGCGGATGGGTGGATCGGCGACGCCGCCCACGCGGCGCGGGCATCCGATCACAACCCGGACGCCCACGGGTGGGTCCACGCGATCGACGTCGACAAGGACGGCATCGACGCCGACGCGTTCGCCGACCAGCTCCTGACCTACGCCCGCACCCGCGCCCCGGGTTCGGGTCGGCTTGCGAACATCGTCTACCGGGGTCGTGTCGCGTCGGGCACGTACCCCAACACGTTCTGGACGTGGCGGCCGGACGCGTCGCTCGGACACTTCGATCACGTGCACGTGTCATTCACCGCGGCCGCCGAAACAGACGGACGACCGTTCCCACTCCCGATCCTGGAGGACGACATGCCACTCACACCCGCCGACCTGACCGCGATCACCCACGCCGTGTGGTCGACCCCACCCTCGGGGAAGTCCGGTGCCCCGACCGCGTGGGGTGTCATCACGGGAGCGAAACCGACGCCCGCACCCCCCGCGGGTGCCCCGGTGTCCCTGTCGCAAGTGGACGTGGACCGGATCGCGGCCGCGGTCGCGGACGTCCTCGCAGCACGGATGGACGGGTGAACCTCCCCACCCGTCCGGGGGGTGGACCTCACGGACGGGGAACGTCACGGGTCGCTCTCGCCCTCGCCCTGGCCGTGGGTGGTGGCTGGGGGGTGGCCCTGATCATCGCAGTGTGGCAGCAGGACAGCCTCACCGACCACGTGTCGAGCCTGCTCTCCACCGTGGGTGGTGTCCTCGCCGGTGGGATCGCCGCGTACCTGGGGTCCACGACCCCGGACACAGCACGCACCACGGACACGACCACGACCATCGCGACCGACACGCCGACACAGGTGGCAGGGGTGGACTATGCGGGGACGGTGGGCGTACCGTCCATCCCGACGCAAGAGAGTGACCCATCTTGAGCCAACCGTGATGTACCGATAAGGGACATGAGCGCGTGATCGCGCAACGGCTGCCCCGCTCTAGGTAGGCACTCCCAACAGCCCACATCGGGCGAAGGGGGAGCACCGTGTACGAGACGACCTCGGCCTACGCAGCCCGCCACGGACTGACCGTGACCCAAGTACGCAAAGACCTTGCCGCCGGTGGCATCCCGGGCGCGCAACGCATCGGGTCCGCCGGGTCCAGGTGGGCAATCCCCACCCCCCCCGTGACACACGACACCCCACCGGCCAGGGGGTCGAGTCCTGATCGGCGGGGTGTCGCTGACGCCCGAGAGTGTGCCATAGGCGCACCGGGTAACCCCGATGTTATGTCACCCGGTCCGACAGTGCTCGACATGGCACGCCGTGTCTCCGACCGTGTCGCGGCCGTCCACACCCGCCCCGCACGTGCCCTCACCGACGTCACGTACGCGCTCGCGGCGCTCGCGGTCGCCCACTCCGTGAACCGTGACGGGGCGTGCGCCAGGTGCGGGTGGACGTACCCCTGCCCGGACCGTGTCGAGCTCATCGCAGCACTGACCCACGCCGATGCCCTCACCTCGACAGGGGTCGCATCGTGAACCCCGTGACCGACCCTCCTGCCCCGTGGCTTTCGCGTGATCGGCTCTACAGCGCATCGACCGCAGAGGGTTGCGCGTGCGCCTCGCTCCTAGCCCACGGGCTAGTTGAGCAGGCAGCGTCCGCGGCGTACTCGTTCGAGCTCATGCGCGTGGCGTGGCGTCGCGCCATGGGGGTGACGTCGTGAAGGGTCCAGCACCGCAACCCATCCGCCTGACCACCCGCGGGTTGGGTGTCCTCACCCTCGCCGCGTTCCTCGTCGCCCTGGTCCTCGGGTTCACCGCCGAGTGGTGGGACCCGTTCACACAAGGCGTGTGGGTGGTGTCCCCGTGACCGTGTTCGACGCTGACCTGTGCGACGCCCCCGGGTGCATGGACCGGGCCGCCTTCATCGTGCGACTGCCCGAAGCACCGGAAGGGCACTCCCGCTACCTCACGCTGTGCGCGGTGCACCTCGAACCGCTAGAGGATCAGCGCGGCACCCTCATCGCACAGGTTCGGGAGCTGTGATGGCCGCCCTGATCGTCGCCCGGGGACTCGGGTACAGGGTCGAGTGCATCACGTGTGGGTGTGTGCTCCCGGGTGTGTGTTTCTCCCGGTCGGATGCTGCACAACGGCACCTGATCCACGACCGCATGTGGCACACGTGAGTGCGACTGACCCGTGCCCGGGGGTGGGCAAGCTCGGGATGCAGGACGCGTACATACACCTTCACCCGGTGTCCTGTGATGGGTGCCGCAAGTCGCGTCGTTTCATGTGGTGGGTGGACGGCGAGCACCGTTGTGGTCGTTGCCGTTTCGGCCCTGGTGACGCATGACCCTCTGACCCCTGCCGGGTGGGTTACAGGTCCCTAGTCGCCACGTAGCCATGGCGCCTTAGCCCACCCGGCAGGTGAACACACGCGTTCCCGCACGACCCGCGTTCCCAGTCGTGTCCGGTCAGGACCTGTTTACCCTCCCAACCGGGGGAGGGACGTCTGTCCTGTGCGTGCGCACGCTGGGATGCGACGGTCGCTCACCCGTGAGGCCACGAGCCCCACGGGTTCGAGTCATGCGCTAACGGGTCGGGGCGAGGGAAGTTGGGGCAACCCGAGGGGTAGGGGTAGGGCGTTCCGGGAGTTCCCTGCCCTCTCGCTCTACGCTCGTGGGTGTGGGATGGCATGGCAAGGCTGGGGGCGCCAGGTGGACACGTCTGGCACGCGATGTGATCAGGAGGGATGGGGGTGTGTGCATGATGCGCCTGAGTGGGTGCACTCATGTGGCAACGACCGCTGATCATGTGGTGCCCTTGTCGTTGGGTGGTGCCATGTACGACCCGGGCAACCTGCGAGCAGCGTGCACGCACTGCAACAGCTCATCAGGTGGCGCACTCGCGTCAGTGCGTGGGCGTCTAGGTGCACCCTCAAGGCAGTGGAGATGACACGCCATGCGCAGGGCCGTCGTGCTCGTGTGTGCAGTGCTCGCACTCACGTCGTGTTCCCAGTCCACGCCACTACCCACCGAGACGCTCACTGTCGTGCACGACACGACCATGGCGATGGAGTCCAAGTACCCGGCGTGTGTGGGCAAGGTCGAGTGGTCGGAGTACGTGGCGTCGTGTGCTGTGGGTGGGCACCTGTACCTGGCGTACCCGACGACACCGGCGCACAGTGCGGAGACATTCGAAGCTGCACGCACCCTCAACCCGACCGGGCGGGTGTGGCTAGAGGCCCCGTTCGTGTGGGTCGAGCAGTAGCACACCCTCCCCACAGCGCAGGGTGCCCTCGGTTCTTTGACGCGAGGACCGCCCCGAGACGCCCGGGTGCGTGTTATCTCTCCGGTCAGGTCAGCCTTCCTCATTCCAAGATCATTTCCGTTCGATTGAGGGTGCCCTGTGGGTGAGCAGCTGGGGATCGGGTTGGGGCAGGTCCGGCGCCGCCGCGGGGTGCAACGTACGCAGCTCGACCGCACGTTGCAGGCGTGGCGCAAGGCCGGGCACCTCACCGGTGACGAACACGCCGCGCACCGCTCGGCGCTACGGGCCGCCGCCGACGCGGTCGACGCCGGCGCGGCCGCCGTGACGTGGGGCCGGGAGCAGGGGGAGCCCGGGCGCGGTGCGCACACTCTCGCCCTGGCGTCGAACACGTACGCGCAACTCGTCGTGCAGCTCGGCCCCCAGGAGGTGAGCGACGATGGAGACAGTTTCGGTGCGTTCCTCGCAGGGCTCGGCGCTCCCGCGGTTCGCGACTGACCTGCCCCCGGGCACGCCGACGTTCGGTCCCGCGATCGAACGGACCGCGCTCGCGTTCGGGCGGACCCTCATGCCGTGGCAGGTGCAGGCCGCCGACGTGATCGGCGCGACCACGGACGACGGCGCCCGGATGCTGTACCCGTACGTCGTGATCCACGTCCCACGTAGGGCGGGTAAGAGCGCGGTCACGTTCGCGGCCTTCATGCACCGCACCATGACCGGCCCCGGGGTGCAGTGCTGGTACACGGCGCAGACCCGCGACGCCGCGGCCAAGTCGTTCCGCAAGGACTGGTCCCCGCTCGTGACCCGGTCCGCGTTCTACCGGCGCGGCGACGTCGGGTTGCGGAAGGCGAACGGGTCGGAGGAAGTCAGCGTGCCCGCCCTCGGGTCCGCACTGACCCTGTTCGCGCCCGGCCCGACCGCACTGCACGGGTCCGACGCTGATGCTGTGGGCGTGGACGAGGCATGGTCGTTCTCCCTTGAGGCCGGGTCCGACCTAGAGTCTGGGATTCAGCCCGCGCAGCTGACCCGCCCACGACGTCAACTCGTCATCATCAGCGCGGGGGGCACGTCGGACTCCCTGTGGCTTGACCGGTGGATGACCCTGGCAAGGGACGGGACCCCCGGGGTGGCGCTCATCGACTACGGGGCGAACCCGGACGACGACCTCGACGACCCCGCGACCTGGGCGCGCGTCCACCCCGCGATCGGGCACACCGTGTCCCTGGACGGGGTCGCCGCCATGCGCACCACCCTCGGTGATGAGGAGTTCTACCGGTCCGTCCTCGGCGTGTGGACGACCCGCGCCGGGACCGCGCCCCGCTTGGACCCGGGGGACTGGCGCGACGCCCTCGACGTCGACGCCGCCCCGGGTGGCCGTGGGGTCGCGTACGGGGTGGAGACGTCCCACGACGGGTCACACACGGCGATCAGCGCCGCGTCCGTTCTCGGGGACGGGCGCACCGTCGTTGAGGTGATCGACCACGCCCCGGGCACGGAATGGGTGCCCGGGGCGTGGCGTGCCATCCGGGCGAGGCACCGGGGGCAGCTCTACGCCGACAGTCTCGGCCCGACCGGTCCCGTCGTCGATGCCCTCACCCGCGCCGGTCTCGCCCCCACCCTGCTCACGACGGGGCAGTACACGACGGCGTGCGCGGCCATGCTCGACGACCTCACCCGCCGCGTCGTCGTGGCCGGGCGCGACGTCCCCGGGCTCGCGCACCGCGGGCAACCCGTCCTCGACGCGGCGGCCGCGATCGCGACGGCCCGCGCCCTGGGGGACCGGTGGGTGTGGGAGCGCCGCGGCCACGACGTGTCCGCGATGGTGTCCGCGACACTCGCCGCGTACGGGGCACGCCGACCCCGCCAGGTCCCGACCGTCGCGGTGGCCGCCGGATAACGCCGTGTCGTGCTGCAACCCGGGTGCACGTTATGTCATGCTGGCCCGGTGGGACTCCTCGACGCCCTGCGCCTGAACAGGTCGCTGGCAGAGTCGACGACGGGTGTAGTCCCCAAGATCCTGTCCCCGTGGGTGGACCACTCCGCCCTGGCGTCCGTGGTGTGGGCGGACCTGTTCGACTCCGACCTGTTGCCGATGACGCGGGCCGAGGCGATGCAGGTCCCGTCGATGGCCCGGGCACGTCACCTCATCGTGGGGGCCGCGGCCACCTGCCCGCTCCGTGCGTACAGGGGAACCGCGCAGCTCGACGACCTGTCACAGCCCGCGTGGATGTACCGCACGGACGGGCAGGTGTCCCCGTGGCACCGCATGGCGTGGACCCTCGACGACCACCTGTTCCACGGGTGGTCGCTGTGGGCCGCTGACCGTGGCACCTCCGGGCAGCTCCTGGGCGCGGACCGGGTCCCGTACGAGCTGTGGGCGTTCGACTCCGATGGGCGCACCATCCTCGTCCTGGACAAGCCGGTGTCCCCACGTGACGTGATCCTGATCCCCGGCCCCCACGAGGGTGTCCTCTCGTTCGCCGCCCGCACCCTACGAGCCGCGGGGAAGCTTGAGCGGGCCGCCGCCCGCCACGCGTCGAACCCGGTCCCCTCCGTCGAGCTGCGGCAGACCGTGGACGTGGAGCTGACCACCGGGGAACGCGACGAGCTCATCGCCGGGTGGGTCGCCGCCCGCTCCGGTGAGACGGGGGCCGTGGGGTTCACCTCCTACGGGATCGAGGCTCACCCCCTGGGCCAGGTCCCGGAACAGCTCCTCGTCGAGGGCCGCAACGCCTCAGCCGTGGACGTGGCCCGCGTGTCGTCGATCCCGGCCGCCATGCTCGACGCCACGAGTGCGGGGGCGTCCCTGACGTATGAGACGACCACCGGGCGTAACGAACAGTTCCTCGACTACGGGGTCCGCCTCTACCTCGACGCGATCTCGGCACGCCTGTCCCTCGACGACTGTCTGCCCCGCGGTCAGCGGACCGTGTTCGACACGTCGGCCCTGACGTCCCTGGCCCCACCCGCTGGCGCACCCGCGACGCTGGACTGAGAGGACACACTGTGACCACCCTGCGCATGTTCGGCACCCTGACCGCCGCCGACCCCGGCACCCGGGTCCTGACGTACCTGCTGCTCCCGTACGGGGAGACGGGGCGCACGTCCCTCGGCGCCTGCCAGGTCGCGCAGGGTGTCCTCACCCTCCCAGACGCCCCCGAGTCCATGGTCCTGAACATGGAGCACGAACCCACCCACCCGGTGGGTCGGGGCACGTCCCTGACCGACACCCCCACCGGGCTCGTGGCGTCGTTCGCGATCGCGAACACGACCCGCGGGAACGACCTCCTGGAGGAAGCCGCCGCCGGTCTGCGGACCGGTGTGTCCGTGGAGCTCGCAGACGCCACCATCCGGGCCGGGCACCTCACCGCCGGTCGCCTCACCGGCGCCGGTGCTGTCGTCGCCCCGGCGTTCGTGTCCGCGCAGCTCGTGGCCGCGGACACCCCCGACCCCGACACCGACCCGGTGCCGGACACGACCGAGGACGCGCCCGCGGACCCGGCACAACCCGAAGGAGACCCCGTGGAGACCACGGAGACCCTCACCGCGGCCGCGCCCCTGGGCCTCCCCGCGGTCAGCACCACCCCGGAACCGTTGACCCTGTCCGCCGTCAACCGCCTCCTGGCCGCCGCCGGTGGCGGCCGCCGGGACCGTGAGCTGATGGCCGCCCTCGCGGACATCGTCCCCGGTGACATGACGGAGATGAGTCAGCCGTCGTGGCTCGGTGAGGTGTGGGCCGGGAACACCTACCAGCGCCGCATCGTGCCCCTCCTGCAGTCCCGGCCGCTGACCGGGCTGACCGCGATCGGGTGGCAGTGGGACACCGCCCCCGTGGGTGACGACTACGCCGGCGACAAGGCCGCCGTGCCGTCCGCGGTCGCGTCCACAAAGGCCGTGAACGTGACCGCCGCCCGGTGGGCCGGTGCCCACGACGTCGACCGGGCCATGCGTGACTTCCCGAACCCGGAGTTCTGGGACGCGTACTGGGCGGCCATGGCCGCGTCCTACGCCAAGTGGACCGACGCCCTCGCGATCACCGCACTGGACGCCGTCGTCGCGAACGCGACCGCCGCGGACGGCATCGGCATCGGTGTCGCGATCGCGGACGCGTGCCTCGACGTCCTCGACGCCGGTGGCGTCCCCAACCTCGTGCTCGTGGACCGGGCCGCGTTCCGTGTCGGTGCCACGGCTGAGCCCCTCGCGTTCCTCTCCGGTGCCCTCGACCTGGGCAACGGGTCCGGCGGTATCGGGTCCGTGACTCTCAAGGTCGTGGCCGGGCTCACCGATGGCACGACCGCGTCCGATGGTGTCGTGGTCGCCCTCGACACCAACGCCGTGACGTTCCGCGAGCTCGGCGGGACCCCCATCCGGGTCGAGGGTGTCGACCTCGTCAACGGTGGCGTGGACGTCGGTGCGTTCGGGTACGCCGCGATCAATGTGAACAGTGCCGCGCACGTCGCTAAGCGGGCCGTGGACGCGGCCGCCGCCGTCACTCCCTGACCGACCCGCGACGTTCCCCGGCCCGCACCCACCCGTCGTACGGGCCGGGGAACCCGCACCACCCACTCAGGAAGGGAGGGGGAACCCGTGCCCGCAGCTGCCACGATGGGACAGGCCCGCGACCTGTGGCCCGACGCCGACACCATCGCTGACCCGACGCTGACCCTCCTGTTGGAGACGTCGTGGGAACGGCTCCTCGAGTTCATCCCGGCATCGGAGCAGGCCGCCACCGACTGGACACCCACGAATCGGCACGTCCTCGCGAACGTGCAGGACGCCCGGGACCTGTGGGGTGCGTTCCGCCGCGACGGTGACGTGATCGGGTTCGACACGTACGCCGTACGCGTCCGACCCCTCTCCGACAGTGTCCGCTCACTGCTCCGGCCCCGCCGTGGTGTCCCGCTCCCCGATGGTCCGATCGGCACCACGACGTCCCACGCGAGCGGCACCCCCGGCCCGGAAGGCCCCACAGGTCCAGAAGGCCCCACCGGTCCGACCGGTCCCGCGGGCGCCGATGGTGTCAATGGGGCGACGGGTCCTATCGGCCCCGCCGGTCCGAAGGGCGACACCGGGGCAACCGGGCCCGCGCCCGACGTCTCGACGTTCGAGACGAGTGCGCACGCTAGTGCCACCTTTGCGCGACTTCCGCAGGGCAGCCCCGGTAACCGCACGGTGTTCCTCGGGGACTCGCTCACGGCGGGCAGTGGTGGCGGCGAACAGTCGCAGGTCGTCCCTGTGTCGATGCCGTCCTATGCGAGCATCCTGTCGAGTCAGCGGATCTTCCTAGCCCGTAACGCAGGGGTCGCGGGGAACACCACGGCACAGATGCTCGCTCGGTTCGACACGTCGGTTACCCCGTGGGCACCTAACTGTGTCGTGATCCTCGCGGGCACGAACGACACCGCACAGTCGGTAGCCCTAGCGACGATCAGCGCGAACATCACAGCCCTGGTTGCCCGGTGCTACGCCATTGGCGCTAAACCGGTCCTCTGCACGATCCCGCCCAACTCCACCGGGTCACCCGCTGACCGCAAGTCGCGCATCCTCGCCCTGAACGCATGGATCAGTCGCTACGCGGCGCAGAACGGCGTCACCCTCATTGACTTCTACGGGCTGCTCACTGATCCCACCACGGGCAACTACGTCGCCGCTTACGACAGTGGCGATGGAACGCACCCCAACGGTGTCGGAACCCGTGCGATGGGTGCCCTGGTATCAACGGTCCTGTCTCCGCTGATGCCCGCGTGGTCGCCGCAACTGCCCGCGAGCAACGACGACCCCTACAACCTCGCGCCGGATGGGCTGTTCCTCAACTCGTCCGCCGGATTCCCGACCTCCCCGTGGATCAAGGGTGGCTCCTACACGGGGGTCACGACGAGCATCGTCACGGGTGACGCGACGATCAAGGGCAACTGGCATAACCTCACATGGGCTGCCGGTTCGACGAGTTCCCCCCTGCCGTTCTGCACCAGCGCCTTCGTGCCCATCGCGGGCCACGTCTACGCATTCATGGGCCGGGTTAAGACTTCGGGGTTCGCGGGTTCGGGTGGCGCGAACCACACGATCAAAATGCGATTCAACCCCACCGTGGACTACCAGCCAGACTATCTCCTTGACGGTGACGTGGATGGAATCTTCTACCTCGAAGCGACCGCCGCCGTAGGGGTCACGGGCGTGCAGATCATGGCCCAGTTCACCGTCCCCGGTGGCGGGTTCACGGGTGGCGGGTACTTCCAATGGGCGCAACTCGCCATCTATGACCTGACCGCGATGGGCGTGGCACCGGCTACCCCGATGGGTCCGTCCTGACCCACCCGATAGCGCCTAGATATGGAGCACACGTGACCACGCCAGGACAGGCCCGCACCGACATCGGTGAGCTGCTGATGCTCCCCGACGTCACGGTGGTGCCGTTCTCCCGCAACGTGGACGCCCCCGACCGCCGCACAGTGATCGTCGAGGTCGACACGGTGACCCCGGCGAGCACGGCGTGCCCGGGTGTCGTCGTGGACCTCGCCGTGTGGCTGATCACCCCGTACACCGACCCGGGTCCCGCGGACGATGACCTGGACGCGTTCCTCGGGGACGTGGTGACCGTGCTCGACCTGGCTGGCGTCAACTGGACGACGGCTAAGCGAGGTGTGTGGGGCGAGAGTTACCCCGCATACCGGATGACTGTGGAGGTGCCGCTGTGACCGCAGTGGGGTACGTCGTCAAGGCCATGTCCGTGAAGATCGACGACACAGCGTATGAGTGCGCTGTCACGTCGGTGTCCGACGCCGAGTCCAGCTCGACGGTGACGACACAGACCGCGTGCGAGGACGGCACCGCGACCGACACCGGCCCGTCCACGTGGGTTCTGAACATCGCGTACAACCTGGACTGGACCGTGGGGAGCCTGCACCGCCTCCTGAGGGACAACGCAGGGGACGCGGCCACCGTCGTGGTCGAGTACGACCCGGTCGGTGCTCCCGGTGTGCTCACGACGTACGACGTCACCCTCAAGCCCGGGTCGGGTACGGCCGGTGTCGGTGCGTACGCGACCGGGTCGGTGGCGCTCCCGGTGAAGGGTCAGCCCAGCACCATGGACCCTGACCCCGGCGTGTAGGCCCGGGGACGTCGTGCTGTCGATGCATGAGGCGTCCGACCGTGAACGTGCCGCGGTCGGTGTGTTCCGTCGACTCCCCGACGAGCTCCGCAAGTCCATCACCGCGATCGGGAAGGACACCATTCCGTACCTGTTGGTCGGGGAGGCCGGTCACCGTGCCACCGGTGTCATGGCCCGGATCGTGGCCCGGGGCAGGTACTCCCAGTACCGGGGGACCCCCGGGGTCACGTTCGGTGGGCAACGCGCGGTCACGTCCAAGGGGACCTGGGCTAAGTGGCTCGCGAGGCCCCTAGAGTTCGGGTCCGATGGGCGCCGGTACGTCAACTACCCCACCCACTCCCGCAAGGGCACCGAGTACTGGGTCCTGCGCCGCACGTCCCGGCAATTCATGCCCGACAGCAACTACCAGGGCAAGGTCATCACACCGGCCGCGGAAGCGATCGCCGAACAGGTCGTGGCGTTGTGGGTGACCGCCGTCGAGGACGCGGCACTGACCGCGTTCGCGACCGTGACAGAGCAGGATTGGTGAGCCATGGCTAGGGCACCCCGCGACCTCGTGGTGCGTTTCATGTCCGACGTGGCCGGATTCCTCAAGGGCACCGACCAGATCCAGGACGCCTTCCACGCCGTCGGCAAGGCACAGGATCAGCTCGGGGCGGACTCCGACGCGAACGCCGCGGACCTGGCACGGGCGTATGAGCGGGCCGGGGACAAGATCGACCGGGACACCCGGGAGAAGGCGAAGCGCAACGGCGCCACCATGAAGGAGTCGGGCCGCGAGATTGGGCGCGAGTTCGTCTCCAACCTGGGGGAGGCGATCAGCAACGGCAAAGGCGACCTGGCGGACACGTTCCTCGGCACCGCCGGTGGGCTCGCGTCGTCGCTGGGCATCGTGGGTGCGGTCGCCGGTGTCGGCATCTTCATCGTGCAAGGCATCTCAGCGGAAGCATCGAAACAGGCAAAGCTCATGCAGACCGCGGGGAACGACCTGTTCGAGTCCCTGCGTAAGGGGATGCTGGACACGTCCGACCGTGAGGG